GCAGCACCTGACGCAAGAGCCGACACGTCAATGTTGCAAATACGGCAGGCAAAACGCCAGTCGCGAACGGACAGACCGACGTCCCAGTCGTAGGTGTCAACCGCCGCGTAGTACCGGTTGCCGTCGGTGTCCAGAACCGGAACGTTGTCACCCTTGTTCTCGTGTCGGATGCCAGCCTTGGACCCCTTGGGGTACAGGCAGTGGATCGAACGAGGACCCCACCCGACGAACCAGACCGACGTATTGGTGGCCGCACGCCCACCGCCATCGATCACGTTGTACGTCGTGAGTTTGTCATTCGTCCCGCCGTACTTCGGGTAGCGAGGAGCCAGCCCCGTGAACTGATCGACATTCACGCCAGCGTTCCCGTAAAAGAGCGTCGTCGCAAACGTTTGGTTCATGGACTCGAAGAACGGCCACGTCTCGGAAAGACGCCACCCGTTGGGGTCGGACATCCGCTGGAGCAGACGGGCATCGAGTTCACTCGACGCACCAATCGTGCCACAAGCATCCGAAACCTGCGTGGTCGTTGACTTGCTGGCAGGGTACCCCTTATACAACCGCATCCATGTGGCAGTGGGCAACCCATTACGAACGGTGGTGATGTTCTGCATCCCATCGTTGCACTCGATAAAGTGCGCATCGACCAACACCATGTTGACCTGATTGTAGATTTCCGCGATCTGCCGTTCGATGCTGTTATCGGGCGACGTGCGCCGTGCAACATCCATAAGCGTCGCGAACTTTGCTTGACTGGCCATAACCTATTCTCCAGTTTGTTCACGACGGGGTTACCGCCGTAGAACCATTACCCGGTCACTACTTAACCCAACCTGCAGATTTCGCGAATTGTTGTTCTGCCGTTTTAACCTCCGCCTTGACCCCTTCGTGGGTTCCCGGCGTCCCATCTTCGCGGGTGGCCTGACCGATTTTGGCCATTCCGCGTATGAAATCTGGATGATTTCCCAACTGTTCAAACATGAACTTGACCAGTATGGGGTCTTTGAAAACTGTGGTGATGCCGCGTTGGGCGTTGACGTAATCGTCTTTCTTGAAAGTCTTCTCGCACTCTGCTCTGGACGCACGATTCGCTTCCAAGATTTCCGTCTGCTCTGCGGTGATTCGCGCACTCTCCGCCTTGCCAAACTCGTTGATGATTTCCTGTACGGCTTCCGGCTTGAGTCCGTGTTTGGCAAACACCGGGGCGACGGCTTTCCACGTGGGGGTGTCTAGTATGACGCCCTCTGGCGGTTTCACTTCTTTGTAGCTCTCGATCGCCTTGTCAGTGGTTTCCTTTTCCAACTTCTCGGTAGCCGCTTTCTCTTCTGCCGTGGGTTCCTTCTTTTCATCTACACCGGCCTGTAGAGCGGACTTCTCACCCTTTTTCACCGTGGCCTCTCCCGTCTTCTCCGTGGTGGGGGTAGTAGGGATAGCCCCATCAGCAGCAGTACCCCCTGCCGCAGTTTCACCCGCCTTAAGAGGAGTACTCTTCTGAACCGTACCGGGGGCGAGATTGCTAGCCGCTGCTCCAGCAGCAAGGGCGGATTGGTCTGTTGAACCTGTGGGTGTGACTTGGTTAGCCATTAGCTACCTCCTGTGTTGTTGTATCGGAGTGTTGTACTTTCGCCTGTCTGGTCAACTCTTCGCGTCGTGCCAAGAGGTGCAAGTCAGGCGCAAATCGTTCTATGTCGGCAAGTGCCTCAAGACCCACATTTCTGCGGCCTTCGTTAAACGCCGACGCCATCGAGTCTTTTTGAACAAAAGAGGTGTGCAGTACCTTGCATCTTACAAACACCAGTTCTAAAACCCACTGCCTACCCTCTTCCGTACTCATAACCATACGGGTACGTCTCTCAAGTTCAGCCTCTTCCGTCTTAATTTCCTTTGACCGACGTTCAACTTCGGGGTTTGTCTCATGCATCAGTCGGTCCATGCGTGACGGGGTATGTTGGTGTGGGTTACTCATGCTGCTGCCCCCATTATCGATTGACGCAGTGCACCAAGCCCGGTATCAGGGGTCATCTTTGCCTGACCAAGATTCTTAGCAGCCTGTGACGCTGCAATTGCAGCTTCTTGCTGTTTTACGGCCTCTTGCTGTTTTGCGCGTTCACCACGTATAGCTGCCACTTCTTTAACACCGGGCACCACGTTTGCGGGAACCCCAAGAGACACAGCGGCGTGATCAAGTGCACCGTCGACATTAAGCTTATCTACGGCGTCCGGTTTGATAGTGGCCATCTGTGCAACGTACTGACTATACTGCTGTAGAGCTTGCAACCCAATCATTCTTTGCGCCGTAGCAAGCGGGGAAATGTACTTGACACGCAGATTAAGGGAGTTTCCACGTGCTACTTGGAGCATTTTCGAGGGTGGGGGCGGGATGAGTTTCTTCTCCCACGCCACCTGGAATACTCGATTGATAACACGATCAAGATCATTGGTCATCGACTCAACCACAGGCCCAAGATTGATCAACTTCTCTTGTTTCTTCTCGATGATTTCCTGCGCCGTGGGTGGGTTCTTGTACCCCATATCCGTGAACATCTTGAACAGGTCATAGTAAAACATGTTACGGATTCGGTTTTCCACAGTGCTGATCGCATTCTCCAGTGCGCCCAAGTCAGGCCGAACTTCGTACAGGGGCGTAACAGAGGACTTTCCAGCGGTCAAACCAGCCGAACTGAAATACGTGAGACTGCCGGGATAGGTGTTAATCAACTGACCTTTCAGTGTATCAGGAACTGCAAGTGGCGGGTCAACCACTTTACGGATGGCCTTTAGCTTGTCCTTCTCCATCTCTTGAAGCTGCATGCAGTCACCAAGGGATATCCTACCCGGACCATAACCGTAGTTACCAACACCGGGGGACTCCATCCAACGCGGACAAAGTATGGGGTTCCCCGAATAGTGGCGGATCGCGATTATACCCTCATTATCGTTGTCAGCCGCATTTTTGGGCAACCAATAGATGGAGCGGAAAGGAGCACCCATTATTTCAGGAACGTCAATGGCGTCACTGTTGGGTTCGATCAAACATGAGACGTTGCAAAAACCGTCGTCGTCCCGGTGACCTTTTGATACACTAATCAGTTTTTCCTGTATTGATTGGGGTAGGCTGTCTTTACCAAATTCGTCGGCAAGCTGGCTGTACGTCATCGAAAATTCGCGGAAAATAGTGTCCACTTGACCACGCTTGTTCAGTCCAATGGCGTAACTACCCTGATCAAGCATATATCCGTGAACGATCGATTCGTCATCTTCCACAACGATAGCGCAAGCCGTACCCCATACAGCCATATGCATATAGCACTGGTGGAAGACTTTGTACATGTTCGACATAGCGAAAATACGCATCAGGACGTCTTGCACGTAGTCGAGCCAATCACGGATTTCGGAAACTTCGTACATCCAGTCATACGGAACGGTGATGCGGAACCAAGGGGCTGAGGGGGAAGTAATACCGGCTTGCATTCCGGCTGCGAGAGTCAACGCCGCGTTGGTTGGCATTGAGTTGATAATCTTGCCATCGTGCCTTTGACCCTGTGCGTCTTGCTGACTAGTGGGGTCGTTGCTTAGAGACTGCCCAATCTCTGGTAGGATATAGTCACGAAGATCCTTCATGATAGGCTCATACGACGAGCGTTGCAGAAGCAAAGCTTCGGCACGTCGCACAACGTACGTTTTAATATCATGTTTGGATGTTTTCGCCATATTAACCTAACGTAGCACTCTTGGGGGTGGACGTGTTGGCAAACCCCGACTTAGAAGTCATCATACTTTGATTGTTCCAAGTCGACTGCAACCCGCGCATCATTGCCATTTGCTGTACTTGGGAAGACTGTGACGCTTTGCTGGCTTCATCCAGTGACTGTAAAGGGGCAATTGGCGGTGCCGGGGGCGGTATTTTGGGGTTTTTCTGCCTCATTAACGTAGCCCCCCCCCGCACCGCCGCCGCTGCCACCGCAGCAGCAATAATTGCTGTTTCTATGCCCATAACAACTCCTTACCCAGCCCGTTTAATTGGTTCACCACGAAGATAATCGTAGTTGTCGTTTGCCCTAAACCTGCTATTTCCACCACCAGTAATCGCAAACGGAAGGTCTTGCGTAATAGTGGGGAAAGATATACCCATTGATTTGTCAAGGACACGGGCAAGACAATCGAGCATGTCGTCGTGAGACGAAACCGGGTACATGGCGAATTCATCTGCAACAAACTCCGCCACCGCATCATGTGTTTTGCCATCTGCACCAAGGAATATGATTTTAGGTGGAAACCAAATTTTGGAACCGCTGAAAAGAGGAACTAACCCGGCAATCCGGTCAGGTTTGGGAACGTTACCACCATATGGAATAATAGAGAACCGATAATTATCTTGTTCCATGACATAGCGAATGTGTTCGATGTCAGCTTGGAGACCGTACTCTTCGTATCCAACCGAAATTGGTCTCCATTTGCGAACCAAATCAAATAAGCTCTTTGTCCGTTCGGTGAGGTTCATCTTATCACGAACACCATCAAGGATGTAGTAGTTTCCATCAGACGCAGTGCCGACAACCCATTGTACCGTATAATCCCCAGACTTCTTCTTCTTGGAACCGGAAGGGTCTACAAGGATGTACCGGTTGAGAACCTCTGGATTAACAGTATTGGTGTGTTGAATGAACCAGTCTTTCTTAAAACCTTGATTGGAAACTGCAACGGGGTTTAGGAGCATTTGGCAAGAAAAGACGTATTCACCCATCAGGGCCAACTTATCGTCTAATGATTTCTGAGAAATAAGAACAGGGTCACCGTCCACAGTACCATCATCAGTTGCAGGATAAATACGGACCGGAACACCACGTTTAATCAACTCATTATATGTATCAAGTTGATGGTAAAAGGTTCCAGTAATTCTGCGTATGCCACCATCTTGCCCAAGGTTTAGGGAAAGTTGAAACGCTTTGGTCGTCGTTTCGATCTGTTCCGGGGTGGTGACAGACTCTCGTGTGACTACATCGTCGTATATCTGTTTCTTAAAGTGAGAACCGGTGGGTTGACCGTCGACGAGACCCCAAGCTTCGATGGTGCCCTCCTTGGGGTTACCATTTCTCCTCACCACTATTCCGTTATCCATGGACCATCTGGGAGAGTCAACTGCCGGGTCTCTGTACAGCACATCGGGAAAAATAGACTTGAGATACTTGTTGTTCTCAAACTCTATCTTGATTTGTGAAAGGAACTTCTTCGCAGCGGGACGGTTGTGTGAAAAGATACCAATCGTGACTTCGGGATCAATCAACACGTCCTGTATTGTCTTAGCGAACGTAATTATTGTCGACTTGTAATGTTCACGTGCCCACAGGTCAAGAAACCCGTCTGGATTGGCTTGCACTTCATCGCACCGAGCCATTACCCACTCACGTGCCACATCTTTCCGGTTGAGAACTATGACCAGCAGGAAGAATAGGTCATTTCTGGCCAACATCCTAGCTGCATCGACATCGTTGTCCACAAGGACACTGTTGTAAAGCAGCATCCTTGCGTCCAACGACTCTTTGGTCAAATCAATCACGACAGAAGTTCCTTAGTTCAAGGGACGGGTATCGCGGTTGATGCAGTGCACCCTGTAGTACCCAGAAGTCGCGCCATTCAGTCCACCAAGGGAAAGGATGTCGCCGTATTCAAGGTCCGGGTAGGGTTGGGAAAACGTCCAAGACGCCGCACCACTCACGTTGGTCAAACCACAGAGAATCCGGGTTCCGCCGATCAAGTCGCCGTAGGTGACAAACACCGTATTGGTCACCGTCGCGGGAAGCTGTCCGACTGCTTCGATCCGGGTGATACAGGGTTTTTCGTAGCGACCGACCACATAGGTCATGTTGGTCGCGGTGATGGTGATCGGAATTCGGTACGAGGAATCCCCCGCCATCGCCAGTGGCACGATGAACAATGCAACAATAAACAGTGAAATGAACCTCTTCATGGTGTAACTCCTTGCTAACTGACTTGAATTTTTGCAGGGATAGCCACCTGGCCACCCTGCTCGTTACCTACGGCCAAGCAGTCAATACCCCCATCATCCGTAGTAGCAATCTTCCTTGACTCTAGGATTTCATGTACCATCTTCATACGGTTGTCCAGATCAACACTGTGTACATGGTTTATTTCACCCCCAAAATCAATCTGCTGCTTTTCAATATACCCCCTACCCTGCCCCTTGCATTTGAGTAGGAAGCATACCGCCCAAGCCTCCCCATTCTTCACCGATCTGTCCAGCATACTTTCAGCCGTATCAAGGCGTGTTTCGGTACAGTCATAAACCACTTCCTTGAGTTCGGGGTGCTTTGCGATGTATCTGGTTATTGCCGATCTGCCCACCCCCAACGCCGCTGCAGCAGGTGCATGATAACCATTGTGCTGCAACAACACTTCACCTATTTCCTGTACACTATACTTGGACAAATTTTTGGGTTTTCTGCGCTTCATGTATGCCTCCACCTATGGCCACCCGGTAAATATATACGTATATCAAAGAGAAGAAGATATACTCATAGAGGTATACATACGGGTATATATATATCAAAGAGAAGGGATTCCTTGGGCGCGTTGGGTCCTTCGCGCTTCGGGGGGTTACCCCCTACCCGCCAACTTGAGACCCTATCACCTGTTACGGGTTGCGGGTTGCCTGTTGCACGTTACCTTTGGTTTCTCGCCCAACATGTCGTCTCCGTTGCGGTGGTTGCGCGTTACCTTTTTGTGGTGTGTTTAAGTTACCCACACACAGTCTCACCCCTTGTCTTCCACCCTTATTACCTTCACCCTCTCACTTTCTGTTAACCTCGTCCTAACCTAACCTTGCTTACATCCTCTTAGTCCGGTTGTAACTGCTGTAGCTCCTCTTGGTCCTCCGTACCTCTCCTCCTACTGGTCCTCTCGGTACCTCTTCTCCTCTTACCTCCTGACCAAGACGCGTGTGCTCTCGCGTACGTGCGCACGAGGGACAAAGTGTGACAGGTTGACACGAGGTGTGCGTGTCACACTTTGTCACACTTGTCACACTAACCCGATGCGCCACACCTCAACCCGTTGTGGTGCCTTAGGTTTGACTACCACCCGTAGTAGCAGCAGTCCTCTCTCGTTGGGTTGGCACGCCCATTGCTCCTTAGTTTGGTAGGCAGCGCACCTCCTCCCACAGTGGGACGAGGGCACTAGCCCAAGGAGATCCAACATGAGCGACACAACCAACACCACGAACGACGTCAAATTCGCTGCGGCCGAAGCCAAGGCGAAAGCCAAGGCGAAAGCCAAGGCGGACATGATCAAAGCGATCGCGGACACCGCAGCACAAAAAGCCATGACGCGCGATGCGGACACCGCCAAAGCCGAAGTCGCCAAAGCAGAAAAAGCCAAGCTTGCAGCTGACGCGCTGGCCAAGAAAGCAGTCGAAGCTGCTGCTGCCAAGGCCAAGAAGGAAGCTG